CCAAAATAAAGATTATATCTATCGTTATGTTCTAGTTGATAGATTTAAACATACATCAACTGCACATCATGGTTTTGATAAAGACTTAGAACTTACAGAGGCTGAGATCTTTGCATTGGTTAAACCTAGACAATTAAGACGTAAATATATTATAAAGAAAGATTAATATGGCATCAGTAGTAGAAATTTGTAATGGAGCTTTAAATCAATTAGGTGCATCTACAATCTTAACACTTACAGAAGATTCTAAGAACGCAAGACTTTGTAATGCTAGATATTTAAATGTAAGAGATGCTGTATTTAGACATCATCCTTGGAACTGTTTATTAAAAAGGATTCAACTACCAGCTGACACTGCAGCACCAGCTTGGGGATTTACCAAACAATTTACATTACCATCAGATTGTTTAAGATTAATTAAAATTTTAGATTACGAATCTGATCACGTTGTAGAAGGTAGAAAGATTTTATCTCATTCTTCAACAATGAAAATATTATATATATCAAGAGTTGAAGATCCTAATGAATATGATGAATTACTTAGAGAAGTATTAAGTTCTGCACTAGCTGCTGATATTGCTTATGCAGTAACATCATCTAATCCAGTAGCACAAAATATGTATGCTTTATATCAAGAGAAATTAAAAGATGCTAGATTCGTAGATTCAACAGAAGGATACAATACAGATCAAGAAATGGGTATGGCATCTGTAGTAGATTCAAATACGTTTATCAACTCTAGGTTTTAAAAACCATGGCTAGAGTTGCTGTTCAATTAACAAACTTTACAGGTGGAGAATTATCACCACGTTTAGATGGTAGAAATGATCTAGCCAAATACGCATCTGGTTGTAAGACATTACAAAACATGGTTGTTTATCCTCATGGATCTGCAGCAAGAAGACCAGGTACAAACTTTGTAGCAGAAGTTAAAACATCATCAGCATTTACAAGATTAATTCCTTTTGAATTTTCAACAACACAAACTTACATATTAGAATTTGGTAATAATTATATTCGTTATTACAAAGATGATGGTGCAGTATTAGAAGCAAACAAAACTATAACAGGAATTACACAAGCTAATCCTGGTGTTGTTACATCAACAGCTCATGGTTTATCTAATGGAGATACTGTTGTTATATCTGGTGTTGTAGGAATGACACAAGTAAATGGTAAAAGATTTACAGTTGCTAGTGTTGCAGCTAATACATTTGCTTTACAAGATATAGATGGCAACAATGTTAATACAACTTCTTATACAACTTATGTATCAGGTGGAATTGCAAATAGAGTTTATACATTAACAACAACTTATGAAACTGCAGATCTACCAGAATTAAAATTCGCACAATCAGCAGACGTTATGTATATTTGTCATCCTGATTATGTACCAAAAAAATTATCAAGAACTGGTCATACCTCTTGGACTATTACAGATGTTGATTTTACTAATGGACCATTCTTAGATGATAATATTACAGCTACAACATTTACTACATCTGCACATACAGTTGGAACTGGTAGAGATTTAACAGCGTCTGTAGCAACCTTTGCAGCAACTGATGTTGGAAGATTAGTAAGATTTAAAACTGGTTTTGGAAAAATTACTGCATTCACTAGCACTACTGTTGTTGTAATAACTATTACAAAAGACATGGGTTCTAATACTGCATCTACTGACTGGGCATTAGGAGCTTGGTCAGACACTACAGGTTATCCTTCTTGCGTATCTTTCTTTGAACAACGATTAGTATTTGCTGGTACAACAGATCAACCACAAACATTATTCTTTTCTAAATCAGGTGATTATGAAAATATGGATGAGAATAGAGGTGGCACTATAGCTGATGATGATGCAATCATTTATACAATCGCATCTAACCAAGTTAATGCTATTCGTTTCTTATCATCAACACGAACATTAATTGTAGGTACAGTAGGTGGTGAGTTTTCAGTATCAGGTGGTGGTACAGATGATCCTGTAACTCCAACAAACATTCTTATTAAAAAACAATCTAACCATGGCTGTGCAAATATAGATGCTATTCCTGTAGGTAACGTAACTTTATTTTTACAACGTGCTAAAAGAAAGATTAGAGAACTAGCTTATAATTTTGACGTTGATGGTTATGTAGCACCTGACATGACTATTCTTGCTGAGCATATTTCAGAATCTGGAATTAAATCTATGTCTTACCAACAAGAACCTAATCAACTTATTTGGTGTGTAAGAGAAGATGGTAGATTAGTTTGTTTAACTTACCAAAGAGAACAACAAGTTGTTGCTTGGCATCAACATATATTTGGTGGTGCATTTAGTACAGGTATTGCAGTATGTGAATCCATAGCAACCATTCCTACAGATGATAAAGAATATCAATCATGGGTTATTGTTAAACGTACCATTAATGGTGTTACAAGACGTTATGTAGAATACTTAAATGAATTTGATTTTGATCAAACAGATAATACAGAATTTAATTTCTTAGATTCACAACTTGCTTATGATGGATCTGCAACGACTACAATTTCTGGTTTAGATCATCTTGAGGGACAAGTTGTATCTGTTCTTGCAAATGGTTCAACACATCCAAATAGAACTGTATCTGGTGGATCTATTACTTTAGCAAGATCATCTACTAAAGTTAAAGTGGGTTTACCTTACACATCATTATTACAAACTATGAGATTAGATGCTGGTTCACAGAATGGTACATCTCAAGCTAAGACAAAAAGAATATTTAATGTTTCTATTAGATTATATGAATCTATTGGTGTAGAGGTTGGTCCAAACTTATCTAATATGGAAGAAATACCATTTAGATCTTCTGCTAATCCTATGGATCAAGCTATCCCAGTATTTACAGGTGATAAGGAAGTAGAGTTTAGAGGCAATTACGAAACAGATGGATATATCTATGTTCGTCAAACTCAACCTTTACCTTTAACAGTTTTATCGTTATACCCAGAATTGATTACAAATGATGGTTAATAAATTAATTATAATTCCTTATAAACAAGATCATGGCAAACTGATAATGCAATCACAAATGAATCACATGCTTACACAGAAAGACGCATCATTTATTATTAATGATAACAATAAAGAATGTATGGATTTAGAACAAGAGCATCTAGCATTTACAGGATTAATTAATGATAAGGTTATTGCAGCAGCTGGTATGAAAAGAATATGGGGTAATGTAGCTGAGGGTTGGTTCATTGCTAAGAATGATGTTTGGAATTATCCAATAACGATTGCAAAAGCTGTAAAGCAAAATATAGATTATCTTGCAACATCTAATAATATTAAAAGATTACAAACTGCAGTACGAACTGACTTTGGCATTGGTATAAGATTTGCTAAGTGGTTAGGATTTACTAATGAAGGATTAATGAAAAGCTACGGCTTTGATGGTGCTGATCATTATAGATTTGCGAGGATTTACTAATGGCACAGGCAATACCATATATTGTTTTAGGAACTTCAGTTGTACAAGCTCAACAGCAAAATGCTATTGGTAAATACAATCAATCTATTCAAAATAGAAATGCTCAAATTGCTGAACAAGAAGCTGGTGCAATAGATAAAAGAACAGAATTTCAACTTGGTCAATTTGATAAAGAATACCAAAGATTTGTTGGAAAGACAGAAGTATCAACTGCTAAAGCTGGAGTTCAACAAGGATCTGGAACTTCATTAAGAATTGCTATGGCTAATGCTAGAGAAGCAGAAATACAAAAAGATGTTATTCAGTATGAGGGTGATGTTTCAAAAGCAAGAAAATTTGAAGAAGCAAACTTTTATAGAATACAAGGTGATATGGCTAGACAAACTGGAAAAATGGCTGCGATGGGAACTTTATTTAAAGGAGCAACTTCATTTGCTCAATCAGGTGCTGGATCAAGTTTACTTGGTGGAGGAAAAACTTTAGATGGTGCATCTTCATATACACAATATTACTCTAACCCAACAGGATACTCAGGATCATTCTAATGCCAAAGATACCTACATTTACAGCTCAAGGAACTCCAACTGCGGAATCATCAAGTATTAAAACTTCTTTTCAAGTTCCTTTGTCTGGAGCAGGAACTCCTGCTGGAACATTTGAACCTGTTATAAAATCATTAACTGATTACTATGCAAAAGAACAAGCTGTTGTTGAAAAAACTCAAGCACTAGAATTAGAAAACAGAGCATCTATTGAACTTGAAGAAACAAAAGCAAGACTTTCTAAATCTTCTGATCCAACTGGTAGTTCAAATTTATTTTTAGAATATTCAAGAATAATTAAAGAAAAATATGCTAATGAAGCTCCAAATAGTTCTGTTAAAAATTTATTTATTAATAATTATTTATCTGATGAAAAAAAACAATTATCATCTGTTCTTATAAAAAATAGAGAAAATTTAATTCAAGACAGAGTTAATCAATCAGATATTAAAGAACAAAGAATAAATACAAATGGCTTATATTCTGACAATCCTCTTCAAAAAGAAACTATTTATTCAGATCTTGGAGTTTTATATCAAGATTTAAGAAAAGATTTTATTATTGATGAAGATACATATCAAAAAAAAGTAAGAGGAATACCAGAAAC